GTCCTCGGCGCAGCTTTTTTGACTAATTTTCGTTTATATGGTAAATTTCGATTTCCGACTAGGAGGCCAATATGGATAGTGGTACAGGAATTTTCTTAGGGATTGTGGCGGGTAGTCTCATTGTAGGGCTAGTGTGGGTGGTGGCTAGCCGTAGAAATATTCCCAAAGTCGAGGCCGAGTCTGGTAAAAAACCGGAGCATCTAGTAACGATTACGGAAGTGGAAGGGCTGATTGAGAAAATCGGCGCAGGGTTATCGGAGGGGATTAGATCAGCGTTGGGATTTGGGGTTAGTTATGATGCTAGGCAGGAGGAGGAGGCTACCGACCTCCCGCCCGCAATTCACGAATTAGAGATGGACCCATTTATGAAGGAGTTTAGTGACGGATGGATTATGACAGGGAACGGGTCGAGCGAACAGAACGACTCCACAGGGACCACGTTAGAGTAGCTGAACGCAACCGGCAGCCTCATGTAGAGGCCCTAAACAAAGAATCTTACTCGACTAATAAATTCGAGGAAGCCTGGTATGTGGCGCAGTTAGTCGAATTCTCCCACACACGGACGGGGGACGTGTTGATAAAGTTGAAGGTTCCGTATCTATATCGCCATCAGGCTAGCCGCCTACAAGACGCATATGGGATGATGTTGCAGGTTCATATGGAGCCGTGGAGTCAGGCCGAGGAGGCTAGGCGAGATGGGTGAACGCATTGATGTGATTGAGATACTACATAGACTTGGGGTAGAGGATAAGAAGATCGCCAGCGAATTGGATATTCCTATAGCTAATGTGCGGGCGGTCTTGACAATGAGGCGGTCGGTAAGTTATCTTGCACCTGAGGACAAAGAACTAGCCGACGCTATGCGAGATTTAGCATGGCGGTCCTACCGTGAGGCTAAGGTAATTATTGAGTATGGTAGTCCAGGTGAAAGGCTTGGACTGATTAAGACTATCCTATCCCGTACCTCTGCAATGGTTGGGCAAGAAACTACTACCCGCTATGATGAGATGCGGAATGAGTTTGACGAAATGCTAACGGGGTTCTTTAGTGACAGCGACGATGAATTACAGTGGCCGGAAATTGAAGCTGGCTCCACTGTTGTCGAAACTGAGTATCCAGACTAAAGACGCTACCACTGAGCGTTTTCCCATTAACTCACCATTTGGATGGGCGCAACGAGAATTTCTATCAGCCATTGAGGATCAATATAACGCTGGCAAACCTGTTAGGATTATTGTTCTCAAAGCTAGACAGCTAGGTATCTCTACAGCTATGGAAGGGGTGCTATTCTGGTGGGTATTCATTCATCAAGGTACCTCTGGCTTAGTAATCGCCCACGAAAACGACGCATCACAATACCTGTTCGAGAAAACTAAGATGTATTGGGATACGTTCCCTTGGCAAGATTTATTTACTATCAAACACTCTACACAACGCAGATTGTCTTGGGATGAGACTAGAAGTAGTATCAGGGTCGCCACGGCAAAGAACGTTCAAAGTGGACGTGGTAGAACCCTACACGCTGTCCATGCATCAGAATGCGCCTTCTACCCTGAGCCTGAAACTCTCATGCTCGGACTCCGACAGACTATTCCAAATAAACATGGATCTATCTCGGTTTTGGAGTCTACGGCTAACGGAATCGGAAACTGGTTCCATGAACAGTGGCACCTAGCAGAAGAAGGCGACTCCGACTATACACCTCTATTCTTCCCTTGGTATCGCCACTACGAATACGCTATACCTACCAACCTCTGTACCGAACTTGAGATAGATGCCGACGAGAGGCAACTTCTCAGGCTAGGGGCTAATTACGAGAATCTACAGTGGCGTAGATGGGCACTAATTAACCTTTGCGGTGCTGACGAACTTCAATTCCACCAAGAATACCCATCCACACCAGAAGAAGCCTTCGTTAGTAGTGGCACCAACGTTTTCCCGCTCTCAGCACTTACCGACATCTTCTATGCTGAACGTGGAGGTAGAGGGATGTTGGTGTCGGATAGTAGGGATGGGAAAAATCCTAGGTTTGTAGGCGAACCTACTGGTCCCCTTACTATCTTCAAGCGGCCTATCCGTGATGGTAGAGAGGATCGTTATTTCATTGCCGCTGACCCATCTATGACTATCTCCGGTGATCCTGCCTGCATCCAAGTTATCAACCGTGCAACTATGGAACAAGTAGCTGTCTGGCATGGGCGGATAGACCCTATCAACTTTGCCAAAGAAATGATGACTCTTGGTTTCTACTACAACAACGCTGAACTTTGTCCTGAGGTTGAAGGTGGAGGCCAGGCTACCATTGCTACTATCCTAACCTCAGGCTATCCGAATGTATGGCAGCATAGATGGGCGGACAAGGCTCCTGGTAAAGTTTCAATCTCCTACGGTTGGGCTACGAACTGGCAACGTAAACAGTGGTGCGTAGGCAAGCTAAAGAGTCTTATTGCCGAAGGGTCCATCCGTATCCATGACTCCAAAACTTATAAGCAACTGGCTAACTATATTGTCCTACCATCCGGCGATCTTGGTAACGCAGACCGTAATATCCACGATGATGCTGTCATGGCGTTGGCTATTGCAGTAACAGCATCTATGACGGAAGGTCCGTTCGCTGAGGATACCAAGCAGAACACTATCTTTGATATGTTCAACGACAACGAAAGTCTTGTAAGTTGAGATACACTTATCAATGCCAAGTCTGTGGGAATGAGGAGCTACATGAATACTACCGGCCTATCGGCTGTTTGGCCTTATCGCATTGTGAGGTCTGCGGACGTGAAATGTGGAGAGTCGTATCCTTTTCGTTTCGACGTCCAATGCGGGAACATTTTAATGTCTCAACCGGGCAATTTGTTAATAACGAACAGCAGTTTGCCGATCAGCTAAAAATTAAGTCAGAGGAAGCTAGCCTACGCACCGGCATGGATCATAACTTTGTTCCTGTCGATGTTACTGATATGAAAGCATTAGGTGTTACAGAGGAGGGCCTGGAACACACCCGCCGTATCCATCACGATCAAAGGATTATTTGATGGCTGGTAAGCGTGGTAAGCGTCACTCTAAGCGTCACCCTGGCTTTAAGGCTCTAGTGAAGTCAGGTGTTCCGGCTGGTGCATTGGCTAATGCTAGCCGTAACGCATCTCCTTCCGCTAAGAAGGCTAACCCGAGGTTGAACCGTGTTAAGGGTCGCTCATCTAAGCGTGCGTAGTTGTATAGATCCCTATAAGTGCCAGGTGCTCCGACCTACTCGGTGTCGTAATGCCGTTTAGGTCGGAAAACCAAAGACGCTTCCTTTGGGCTAATCACCCCGACATAGCGGAAGCTTGGGCACATGGCAAACATACGGCTAAGAAAAACCACAAGATGCCTTCCCGTTCCTCTAAACGTAAGAGCAAGAGGAAGTAATGCCTACCCTAGCTACTGACCGAAACGCTGATCTAGTCCAGAAACTTGGTACTCTATATCGTCAAGCTAGACAAGCTAAATCAGATCGTTATGAGTCGTGGGATCGCAACACTCGCCTTCTACATAATCGCATTGGTGGCCGTACTGCTCTCGCTGCTTCTACATGGCCTCCTAGTCCTCGTGATTCTGAAATCTATCCTATCCTGTCTAGTATTGTAGCGTGGAGAGCGGACCAACACACTATCATTGATATCTCTCCTGCTGCTGATCCTAACTCCCCTTTCTACGATAACACTTCTCAAATAGCCGACGATCTTGGTACTACGCTCCAATCTAACTGGACAGCCGACGATCAGGAACATGAGGTTAATCTAGCTGTATGGGATGCGTTGGTTTATGGGGTTGGGTATTTTAAGACTATTTGGGATCAGACTCTTGCTGGTGGATTAGGTAATGCGAAGGCTGTTCGTGTAGATCCATACTCTCTCTACGTCGATCCCAATGCTACTAACTGGTCTAACCTCGAATATTTGGTTGAGGTTAGAAAAATGTCTATTGAGGAAATCGAACGTAGATGGCCGGGATCATCGGTTCTTGTAGAGGCTAGGATAGCTGGTGTAGAAAACCTCGACCAGAAACCTTCCCTATTCTCCGAGTCTAACCGTATTCCTAAAGCTAATCCTGGCAACCTTCCTTCTGGTAATGGACGTTGGGGCGGGGTTAGTTCAGGCAATCAATACAACAATTCTCTAGCCTCTATTGTCGTTTACGAATTCTGGCTTAGAGAAAATGAGGATTGGGAAGTAGAGCTACCTAACGATCCTTCCATCAACCCTGACGAATTCCCTCTCTATAACGTAAAGCATGTGAGGGATCGTTGGCGGGTTGTTGTTATGGCAGCTAACGAAATTCTCATGGATGAGTATGCGGACGACCTCTATACCTTCCGTTCCCATCCCTATGACTGCTATCAATGGGATGATGTTGGGGATATATACGGGATTAGTTTGGTAGACCACCTCGCCTATCCGCAAATCTATATCAACCGTCTACTCTCCGCTATGCAGGCTAATGCTGAGATGACCGGCAATCCTATCTTCGTTGATCCTGCAAACTCTGGCCTAGCTCGTACCGCTATCATCAACCGTCCTGGTCAAATCCTTAGGGTTAACTCTGCTGCTATGCAGGGTAATGGTAGGCCGGATTGGATTCAGCCTCCCTCTATGCCTCAACAAGTTAAGGATCTAGTAGACTTCTGGATTCAGAGGATGGAAAGTATTGCCGGTCTTTCTGCCGCTTCTAAGGGTTCTAACTCAGTCAACCGTACATCTGACCAAGTTATGACTACTATCCAAGAAGCTGCCTTTGTTCGTATTAGATATGGGATTGCGGCAATGGAACGTACCTTGATGAAGGTTGGATATAAGCTTTGTGACCTCATCATCGACAACTACACAACTCCCCGCTATGTTGCTATTGCTGGTCCTAAAGGTGAAAAGACTGCTCTATCTCTCCGCCCTCGCCATTTCACTATTCCAACCGATCAAGGCCAAGTTCCTCTCAAATATGTTCTCAATGTAAATGCGGGATCGTCTATGCCTACTAGCCGCCAGGCTCGTTCTCAGCAGGCAGACCGTGCATTTGCTATGGGTGTGTTTGATAGGCAGGCTTGGTATGAGGCCAACCAGATTCCTAACTGGCAGGCTATTGAACAGCGTATCGAAGATCAGATTGCAAAGAATCTGTGGAATCCTCCTGGCGCACGTCAGAAGGCACAGCGTAAGTCATAGCTTTATTCCACTTGACAATCATGCCTCTCTATAGATAGGATTGCGTCAATGCCACGTCACCCCGTTCCCGAAGGTTACGGTTCTCCCTGTAATGAAGGTGAGTTTGTCCCACAGGGTACTTCTAGCGGTCCTGTGCCTTTTAAATATGAGCGCATGGAGCCTGACGTAGAAGATTACCGTGGGGCTAGGCAGGTCGACAATGACGATATGTTTGATTGTTGAGGGTGCGTAGACGATGATTTCCCGACTACATTCCCTCCTTCTTAGGAAAGGAGGTGGATATTATGGCTCGTCGTGGTCGTAAGCACGGTCGGGGTAAGCGTAAGTAACCCTCTGAGGGGGTAGGTATTAGGGTGTGGACGGCTCGGCAATATCTACCCCCTCAGCTATAACAAAGAGGTTTGAATGGCACCAATCGCAGCAAGGCTTAGAGGATCGGTTGTTCCTTCTAAGCGTAAAGGTAGGAAGGGTGGTCGAAAGTAGTGGCAAAGCGTGGGAAGCGTAGTAGTCACAAGAATCACGGCATTGGAGGGGTTAGTTATAAGTCCAATGCCGGATATGGCGGGAGTGTTGGTACCAATATGGGCCGTATGGGTGGCCGGAAGGGAAAGCGTAAGTAATGCCTGCTAGCGAGAAGGTCAACGCAAAGGGTACCGGACAGTTTATTCGTCAGGGTCAGACTTCCGATGGTACTTATGGGTCTGACATTGATCCGAAGTCGCTTGATGGTGTTGACAAGCCGGTGAAGGATTTGAAGCCGTAAAATGACGGTACAGGCAAGTGTAACAATTTCGGGTACGGTATCGGGCCTATCTACTGGTAGTAAAACGATAGGCCCGATTATCGTACCTGTGCCTGGTTCACCTACTGACGCTACCTCTGGTCAGATTACTACTCTACAACTAGCTTCCGGTGACAACACAATCCTCATTCCTTCCACCTCAACCCAAGTTGCTATCATCGTCTTTTCTTCCCAATCAGCTACTACTAAGAAACTTAAAGGTGTAGGTGGAGATACCGGCATTGTCCTAGATAGTAACGGTGCAAACCTCCTCACCTTTGTTGGTGGTGGTTCCTCGCCTGCATCCTTTGTCATTAATTCCTCTGCTGCTGATACTGGCTTTACTACGGAGATTACATTCATATGACAACTCCTAAGGCAATGCAGCAGAGTTCGCAATCTATGAATGATGGATTGCAGAAGATGCTTGGTGAGTTAGCTCAGATGCAGGCACTCCCTGATGCAGATGTTGATTTTCTATCCCAAATGCAGCAGGTGATTGTTGGTAAGATTAGGTCTATGCTTGGTCCTCCTGGTGGTGGTACGGCCGGTGCTCCTGGTGGTGCTCAGCCTGGTATGGGTCAACCTGCTCAGCCTACTCCTGCACCTATGGGTGGACCTGCTATGGGGCTATCTGCAACTGGTGGCGGAGGTATGAATCCTCAGCCAAATATGGATGAGCTAAGCCGTGTTCTTGGCGGCGCTAGTCAGGCAGGTTAATTATGCCTCCCGAGGAAACTCACTTCGATCCTCAGCAGGAAATGGAACAACTAATCCATCAGTCAGAAGATGAGGTTGGCGATCTAGAAGCTGCTGTTAGGGAAAGATTCGCTACTCCTGAAACAGAAGTTGCTCCTACTCCAGAAGATTCCGGTGCTTCTACTGTAGTCGAGCAACCGGGGGAGAGTGAGCCTGCCACTTCTCCCCCGCCTTCTGATACATGGGAAGTTGATGGCCGTACTCTAACTAAAGATCAGGCCGAGACTTTCCTACGCTTTGAGCAGTTTCTTGAAGAAAATCCAAATGTAGCAGATGCTATTCAGAGGGCCGTGCAGGAGGCTCAGACCCCCGCACAACAGCCCGCCGTTGCTGAGTCTCCTGCACCTTCTACTCCACCGGAACCTCCCGAAGAATTAGACCTCTCCGATCCTGTTGTTAAGACTCTTTGGGATACGCACCAGGCTACCCTTCAACAAATTGCACAACTGCAAGAACTTATCACTCGTCACGATGTTCAGCTTACTACTCAAACTGAGGCTACGTCTGCTGCCTTAGTTGAACGGGCGGTTAGTTCCTATAAGAAGGAACGTAACCTCAATGACGATCAGATGAATAAGGTTCGGCAGATTGCTGCGTCTATGAATATTGTCGATTCGTTGGTTCAGACAGTTGATCCTATCACTGGCATCCTGTCTAAACCTAATCCTCTAGCCGCTGTCGAGAAAGCTCTCGATATCGCCTATTGGTCAATTCCAGAATTCCGAGAGCAAGAGATTACTAGGCAATTTAATGAGCGTGTTGCCGAAGATGAGAAGAAAAGGAAGTTGTCATCTCTCGGAGGTAGTAGTGGATCTACTCCACGTGAGCAGCCTACTCCTGTAACCAAGGAAGATATTAAGAAGGCAATGACTCGTGAAGTAGCCGAACACATGGGCGTACCCCCTTCTAATTAAGGAGTATTGGTAAATGGCAACCCCTATTGGTACCAACGAGATTAACTCAATCTCTCGGAGGTACATCCACCCACAGTTGGTGGACAACGTTTATCGGTCTAACCCGATGTTCTTCCGCCTCAACGCTATGAATAAAAAGATGCTGCAAGGCGGATTGCAGATCGAAGTTCCGCTAGTTTTCCAGCGGTTTGCTGCCGGTGGATTCTACCAGGGCTACGATCTTCTCGATGTTACTCCGTCCGACACGGTGAAGAATGCAGCCTTCGATTGGAAGCAAGCCTATGTGCCTGTTTCTGTTGATGGTCTGACTCTTATTCGTGCCGACTCTCCTGAAGCTGTTGTTAACTTTCTGACCTTCTACTTCGAGAATGCTCAGGCAGAACTTGCCGAAATTCTTGGTACTGGTGTTTGGTCAGACGTAGTTTCTAACAACAAGGTTATTGACGGTCTTAAGGGTGCGGTTGATGATGGGACTATTGCCACTACTTATGGTGGTCTGTCTCGGTCAACTAACCTGTTCTGGAAGTCGCAGATTGACTCGTCTACTGCGACTCTTACCCTAGTCTCTATGCGGACTATGATGGGTAATACTTCAGAAGGTGGCCGTCACCCTACCCTTCTCGTCGGTACCCAGCTTAACTATAACCGTTTCTGGAACTTGGTTCAGCCTTCTCAGGCTTTCCCTGTCCAGCCTGGTGGTCACGATGAGCAGCTAGCACAGGCCGGTTTCTCTAACCTCCTGTTCGATGGTGTGCCGTTTGTGGTGGACTCTCACGTTCCTGCCAACCACATCTTCTTCCTTAACGAGGATTACATCTACCTATTCGTCAATCCTCGTGCCGACTTTAACATGAAGGAATTTAGGGAGCCGGTTAATCAGGATGCTATGACTAGCCTGATTCTTTGGGCTGGTAATGTGGTACTTTCTAACTGCCAGCGGCAGGGTAAGATGACTGCCGTAACCGCATAATACCTAGGAGAAAGAGTAACGTGCCTACCAAAGTCCATATCCAGAACGAGCCTCGCTACGAACTTATTGGTGAGCCTGGTCCCTTTGTTATGTATGAGGTGGATGAGGATGGTTCTGTTACCTCTACCGCCTACTACGCATCCTTCGATGAGGCTAAGCAAGCTGCTCTAACTGCTGCTGAAGAAGGCGAGATTGAGGTGGCAGAAGATGTAGATACTAGCTCTCCCGAAGTGGAAGTTGATGAGCCTACTCCTACTGTTGAGAGTGAGGAATAATGCCGTTCGACAAGCAGATCAGTAACCCCGCAGGGGCGTATGGTCTGACTGCTGATCCTGCTGGACAGATTATTATTGAGGTTGTCAATAATAGTGGTGGTACTTTGGTTGAGGGCGATGTTGTCGTCTGTGTAGATGTTAACGGTGTCCTAGTAACTACTACCACTTCTGGTAACGATACCTCTGTTGTTGGCGTTGTCGGTGCTGGTGCTCAGACTGCTCCTGCGTTGGGTGCTGCTGGTGGCCCTGGTGCTATCGGTTCTAGCCTCGCAGCCGCATCTAATACTGGTACCTACGCTATCGGCGCTAACATGCCTGTTGTGGTTGAAGGCCCGGCTAGGGTTAACATTGGTGCCAACACTGTTGCTGCCAAGGCAGTCCTAACTTCCTTCACTTCCGCTAAGCAGGCTCAGACTGTTGCTGCTGCCGTTGGTCAGATTGGTGCAGTTATTGGTATGGCCTTGGAGTCACAGGCTGCTAAGGATGCCAATAACACTATCCGTGCGTGGATTAAGCGAGGCTAATTGTGATTGGTCCGGGTGAACACTGTAGGGCGGTAAACCAGGAAAACTATCCTATTACTGTAGGATGGGGGAATGTTAACTATATTCTTCAGCCAGGTCAGGATACTTTCCTACCTGCTGAGGCTATTATTAACTTCTTTGGTGATCCTCGTTCCGTCGATAAGATCACCCATGCAGAGTTAGCTAATGGACAGCACGCATGGATTCCTGATCGTGCGACTGAACTTCGTAGACTGCGTGTAAAGTGGCAGGCTATGAATATGTCGGGCGGAGAGGATGAGCTTAACGCACCCCATGTAGACGTCTATACTCTACTCGGTGATTGGGTGCCTACAGTAGCTAACGATCCAAAGGGCCTTAAGGTTATCCCGATGCTAAGCACTACATCTGATAGAATGGACCTCGATGCCACTATCAGCCGTATGCAAGCTCAGCTTGATACTCTAATTCGTGCTAAGAGTATGGAGCAACTTATTGAACCTAGCATCGCTGAGTCTGATATCCCTGTCGATGACTCTACTGTTAGTATCGAGGAACCTCCTGATATTGTAGCTCGGGCAGCTAACGATGACTAACCTAGAGTCTCAACTAGCATCTATTTTCAAGAAGGGATTGGCCGCTGATCCTAAGGCGGCTCAATCTTTAGTTGCTAGTCTCTCTAAGCACTCTATGGCAGCCGAACAAGGCTATACTAAATCTGAAGCCAACTACCACACTTCTTATGATAGCGGCAAGGAATGTGGCACCTGTCAGCATATGACTGGTGATACTCAATGTGAGGTTGTAAGTGGCTCAATCTCCGCCGATGGAGTCTGCGACTTCTACACCGCAGACCCTTCAAAGCAAGATAACCAGCCTAGTGATTCGGGTAGTTCGGACGGCAGCGGCAGCAACGGGAGCAGTTCTGATAGCCAATCTGTCGGGCCTAACTAATGCTTCTACCCATACAGCCGTCATCGTGACCGCTATTACCGCTGGTATTACCGCTGTCCTGCGGCTATGGGATTACTCTAAGATTCCTTCTCCTCCGGCCGGTTAATTATGCCTATTGCTCAGACTCCCTGGGGTGCCCCCGGTTCCGGCGCTACTGCCGTAATCTCATCTTCTGCTAACCAGGCTAATGCTAATGCTGTTGCTACTCTTACTGCTACAGCTTCACAGACAGCCTGGATTACTGGATTTGTTGCTACTGCTACTGGTGCTACTGCTGGCTTGGCTGTTAATATTACTGTTGCTGGTATCTTGGGAGGCACCCTTAACTTTGCGTTCGCTTTCCCTGCTGGTGTGCTTGTAGGTGCTGTTCCTCTTGTTGTTGAATTCCCTCAGCCTATCCCAGCCTCCGCAGCTAACGTCAACATCGTTGTTACCCTTCCTGCTTCTGGCGCTGGTGGTACTAACGCTGCTGTAGTCGCCACAGGATTTCTTCTCTAATGCATGATATCGAGTTTGTACCTATCCCTCGTAAAGTCGAGGTTATTGAAATAGAGAAAGAGGTACCGGCCTCACCTTCTCGGCTTGTCTATTCGCTTTACCTACTAGCTTTCCTAGTAGGCATCCTGCTCGGATTCATCGTCAATGGCCTTTTCCACTAGCTCAGTTTCAGTAGGCACAGGTGCAACCCCGCTTGTCAACCCTACAACCGGGTCCATCTCTGATCCTGTACCAGTTGTCCTATTCAACAATGATGCTGCCGCCACTCTTTTCATCGGCGGACCAAACGTTACAACAGGTAATGGATTCCCTATCCTGTTCAAGACCGGAATTAGTTTTAGGTTAATGGCAAGTGATCCTGTATTTGGTATTGTAGCTGCTGGAACATTGGACTGTCGAGTTATGATAGGGAGACAGTAATGCCTTTCTTTACCGCCCAGGGTGCATCACCGGCGGCGTTGGCTAATGGTAGTATGGTATTCCAGATTGTACCTGCTGCTGCTGTGAACTTCCACCTTACTAAAGTGATGTTGTCTATGTCTAACGCTGGTGGTGCGTTGACAGATTTCCAGTGTGTGGTAGGATTGAATAGGGCAACTGCTAGGGGTACTTCCTCCGCTACTGCTACCACTAACAAGGTAGACCCCAACTCCGGTGCTACACAGATTACTGGTGTTGATAGCGCCGTTTCTGTGCAGCCTACTCTCGCTGCTGCTGATGGTTGGCAATGGGGTTTCAATACCCGAGGTACTATCATTGATAACTACCAGCTTTGGGAAATCTTGTCTAATGTAGGGACCGCTAACCCGTTGAGCTTTATCAACCGTTCCGGTGCTGCGCTTCCTGGCTCTCACGTCATCAACTGGTATGTAGAGTGGTTCGAGTAATGTATGGCGCTATCTATTCGGGCGTCCGTCCCGACCGCCACGGCGAACGCCACCACGATCGTCATCAACAAACCAACGAGCACCGCCGCGGGGGACATTCTCCTCGCGTGGATCACGTGTGGAAATAGCGGCACCACCGTCAGCTTGGCAGGCTGGACGGTCCTGGAGTACTACAACGGCTTCATCCCGAGCGATCAAGCCGACGTTGTGCTTTATCGAGTCGTGGACGGCACCGAAGGTTCCTCGTTTACCTTCTCCCTAAGCGGCACCGATCAGACGGCCGGGATCATCACCTGCATCACCGACTCGTCAGGTGCACTCACCGCCTCGAACATCGACAAGCACACGCACAGCAGTTCGACAGGCAGCACGACGATGGTCAGCGCGACGCTCACCCCGACGTTCGCGAACTCACTGGTCCTCACGAGCTTCGGCTGCGATCAGTCAGCCGGTACCGCCCCCAACATCGGTGCGCCTGACTCGGCTTCGTCGGGAAACACGTTGACGATCCAGGCCGATGTCATCGACACCGTCCAGTTCGTCTACGTCGCTGTCACCTCCGAAATCCAGACCACAGCGACAGCGACAGCCCATTCCGTGACCTATGTGGGCGGAGGCAACTCGACCCGTGGCGGCGTCGAACTCAGCGTCATCATCTCGCCGTTCGGGTCGATCTCGGCCTTCGCTCAATCCTTTACTCAATCCTTTACTCTCCCGCCTCCCGCACCCTTTCCTCCCCATGCTTTCAATGTTACACCCAACTTCATCAATCAGCCTCAATACTTCGCCCCTATAACCATCCGTAATATCCTTCCTCCACCTCCGCTTAAACCTCTCCTAACAAACGTTATCCCCAACTTCATCAACCAGCCTCCTGTAGTCATCTTCTCTGGCATTACGGTTGGTCAGATAATTCCGCCCCCTCTACCCAAACCACTACTCACCAACGTTATCCCCAACTTCATCAACCAGCCTCCTGTTATTATCTATGTCCCAACTACAATAACTCGCCTCATTCCACCGGCCGCCTTCCGTAGTCTAACAACACTAGGTTATGTGGTAGTCGTGACTCCCCCGGCTACCGGCAACAAATATATCTGGCCTACTGCCTCCTTTATAAACCAATCCACACTCTATCCGACTCTCAACCCGGATCAACCTACTGATGCTGGCACCTGATACCTACTACCCTGCCAACCGAGCACTGTTATCTATCCGTCTAATTGACATTACATGCGAACTTGCTGAAGCCTATACTCAACGTCATACCGCTCAGATAGCCTGGACAAAGGCTAGGCATGACAGTTATAATCACCATTACTCGGAGTCAGAGGCAGCAAAGAAACGCATCTGCGAGCAGGAAACCTATTATCTAGAGGAAGCGGTACAGGACTTAGATACACAAATTCTAGTATATCAAGAGGAACGTGACCTTCTAAGATTTCTGATTGGACAGATAAATGGCTAGTAAGGATGGGGAACTACAGTATATTACACTGGATGATTTCTCTCCTGGCCTATTCAGTAACTGGATTGCTAATGGTGGAGCACAGCCTGCGCCTAAAGGGGCTTGTCAGGTTGGTACATCTGTTCTTACTGATGGTACCTATGGCTGTGTGAGTGGGCCAAATAACTGCCTCATGCCTGGACCTAAACTAGTCCAGACTATGCATCAAGGTTTGATTGATACTGCTGCTGGGGTTAATCAGTATGTTAGCGGCGATGCTCAAATGCACGCCTTAGCCTTTCGAGTTGTGTCTCCAGTTAGTGAAAATGATTTCGAGGATGCCCAAGGAATATCACCATTTCCAGATCAAATCTGGATTGCGTGGGGTTGGTATCTTATTACAGACTCTCCTACCAACGGTCATATTTCAGAAAAATGCACCATCCGAACTTACTTCACTTATTTTACAGACTTCATCGGCAATGCAACCTACCCATTCGCCAGCCCCACTCCCGCAGCACCCAATATCTTCGATGCAGTTACTCACTCTACTGCCGATCTAATTGGTCCTCCTCTCCTTCCTCAGCTAGTATATGGCATTGCTAGCATCGACACTACCCGAGCCAACAACGCTGCACCTACTTCTCCTGGTACTGTCGAAACAGTTATGTGTCATAACAATGCTTTTAGCAGTGGTAATGTAGTTGTAGCTTTCCCAAAGAATTCTACTCCTGGCGTAAACTCTACTGAAGCTATCGCATTCTCCGCCAATAATATCGGCACACTTTTCTCCCATCAGGACCGTATTGTTGGCATGAGAAATGCCTTCCAGCAATCCTATGGAACAAATGGATTTACTGCCGCATCAGAAATTCTCGAGTTTACTGATGTTAATAACTATTCTGTGGTTACAACTGGTGGAGAGATTTTTGTATCTGAGCACCCTAATGGATATGGAAGCTGGATTAGTATGTCGGCTAACCAGCTATTGTTAATTAAGCAACGGGGCGGTGGGGTTGCTGTTACCGGCCCTCTAGAACAACCGACTATCACATACCAGCCTGGTATTCCGTCTACTCTTAACGCTCCCAATATTGGTGCTGTTACTCCTAATGGTACCTACATCTATGGTACTACTCGTGGAATATATGAATGGACGGGTGGAGATGGGGCTAACCTAATCTCCCCACAGTTTGATGGTTTCTTCTGGCGACCTACTTGGCTAAACGACGCACAGCCAGGAGTATTCCAAGTTGATAAACGATACGGACAGTACGGTTCCTTTGCCTACGTTAATCCATTCATATTCTGCCCGAATAACTATCTCTACAATATCCAGACTGGTGGCTGGTGGAGACTAAATATCCCTGGCCTCAACAACCAAACCACCTACGCCTTCTGGGATACTAACGTTAATGGACTAGCTATAGGATGTGCGGCTGCCGTTACTAATACTAGTACCGTTGCTGCTGACTGGTATGATACTACCCAAGGCCAATCCGCCTACCAATGGGTATCTCATCCTCTAGCCGAATCAGTCAACCGAGAACTAGACTTCCGTGAACTAGATATGACTGTCCAGGCTAACAAATCATCTGGCACGATCTTCTTTAAGTTTCTCGATTTGAATGGTAATTTTGTTTCTATCGGCCAGCAACAATTCACCGCTACTAACCGACCCTACACTATCTCTATCCCCATCGACGTAGAAGCCCATGATGTTAGCCTAGTCATCCAAGCCCAATCCGATAACGGTACCGATCCTGCACCTACTATCTACCGTGTTAACCTCGGCTATAAGCAGCAGGAGACTGCTCGGTAATGCCTAACCCTGAAGCCTTCCGTCTACGCCTACCTTGGGATTCGCCAGCTAACGAACAGCAACATGCGGATAACTGGCGTACTGTTAAAGATTGGGACGTTAGACTGGCAGCTACAGGCCGTACACTTATTAACCAAATCAGCCTTCCAGCCGGTACTACCCTAGCATCAGTTAACTGGCCTAATATCCCACAAACCTATAATAATCTCCATATTATGTATGATGCTCAGAATGGTGGGCTGAATACTGGTGGACCGAATGCTCTACTAATCTTCTTCAACGGTGATCATACAGCTAACTATTGGTGGGAAGAAACAGGTACGGTTAGTGGTGGTGCTCCTGTATCTGCTAGTGGTGTTGGTACTGTCGGGTCTAGATGTGGGGCTACCGCTGCTAGCTTCGCTGCTCGATCCGGTGTAGGTACTATCACTATCCCCAACTATGCCGAACCGGGTCATCATTTCATTCAAGGTGTATATCAACGATCAGCATTTGATGGTAGTGCTTCTCAATCTTTTCAGGGTGGATTTTGGTATGCAGGTGGCGGTCCCGTCCACCGTATAGAACTCATCTCAGACACAAGTATATTTCAGCCCTTTAGTTATTTCTCTCTCTACGGAGAAGCATAATGCCTGTTAATCTAGCCTTCCTCATTTCCGATGTGCGATCCAGATTAGACGAGGTAACCCCTCGTTTTTGGCAAGATACCGAACTAACTAACTGGATCAACGAAGGTCTACGGGATATCTCTCGCCGCACTGAGACTATCCAATCCTTCTGGCAGGCCATTAACACTTCCCCCAATATCGCTAAATATCCTCTCCCTCCCGACGTTATCCGTATCCATAGGCTCGAGTTTGTGCCTGCTGGGACCAACGTTACCTACCCTATCCAAGCTTCCACCTACCAGGAAATGGACCAAGTATGGGGCATCAATCAGCAGTCTCAAACTATGTCCTATCCCTACAACTACGTCCTCTGGGGTTTTCCTCCTAACCTTATGATGCAGCTTTATCCTGTTCCTGCACAGTCTGGTACGCTTAACCTTTTCTATTATCGCCTACCTGCACTTCTAATAAATCCAACAGATATTGCGGAGATACCGGAAGGGTGGCATGATCTAATTGCCATCTACTGCGAGGTCGTCGCTAGACGTAAAGATAAAGATGACCAGTGGAAAGATACTAAACAAATCTATGATGAGAGACTCAACCAGATGTATGAGAATACTCGTCAGTGGCACGATCAGGCTCGGGCTATGACTATTGGATATAATGCTGTACCTGAGTGGCTGTATGGGGGGTTGGACTTCTAATGGTTACAATGAGTACGATTAGTAGTCCATATAATCTAGGGGCATTGCTTGGTGGCGGGAGTCTAGGCAGCAATAATAAGCCGATTAAGGTTGGGGCTAATGCTCCACAGACTGCACCTACCGTATATCAAGCCGATCCTACCCAACAGTTAATTGAATGGCTAGGTGGACAGCAGGCTCTAGCCAATCAGCAAGCAGCCGCACAAGCCGCAGATACACCAGTAGATATTAGTGGTGGTGGCGGTGGAGGCGGAGGTGGAGGCGGAGGTGGTAGTAGTGCTGCATTTTCCTCACCTCTCAATCAGTTAGCCTTCCAGCAAAACGACGCATTACTAAAAGCACAGCAGGGTCAGACATT